GAAGGCTTTGCTATGGGCATTGAACAACTCGGTAGTTCAATCAAAGACTCTGCGATCGGTATGACTGATACAGCTGTTCAGAGTGTTGGTAAATCTATATCTCGTATTGCAGATATTGTAAATACCGACATTGATGCACAACCTACGATCCGTCCGGTTCTTGACTTAACAGACGTTAGAGCCGGAGCTAGTAGTATTGACAGTCTCTTTAATACTGCAAATTCAATTAGTGTAATGGGTAAAGTCGGAACGATTAGTTCTGCTATGAATAATAGAAATCAAAATGGTGTTAATGACGATATTGTTTCTGAGATTAAGAGACTTCGTAACGACCTTGGGAAAGTTAAAGGCGATACGTATAGCATTAACGGTATTAGTTATGATGGTGAAAGCGATGTAGCAAACGCAATTAAAGTCATAACTAAAGCAGCAATAAGAGAAAGGAGGACGTAATATGGCGACGACATATACTGTAAAGAAAGGTGATACACTTTCTGAAATAGCAGAAGCCAATTTAAGCGGATCTGGATATAACAGTACGTATGCATATGTGGATTACTTGACTAAACTTAACAATCTAAAGGACCCGAACTATATTGTTGTAGGTCAGAAGATTGCTCTTAGCGAAGGCGGAGAGTCATCCACGTCTAATGCAAATAAAACCAATACTACATCGCGTGCTACTATCAATCTATTCGGTCTTCAATCTAATACCGATAGAACAATGTATGTTACTTGGACTTGGTCTAAAAGTAATACAGATAACTATCAAGTAATATGGTATTACGATACTGGCGATAACGTGTGGTTTGTTGGTAGCGATTCTAAAGTTACTGATAACCAAAGTTTATATAACGCCCCTACTAATGCACTTAAAGTAAAAGTAAAAGTTAAGCCAATTTCCAAGACGTACAAAGTTAAGAATACAGAAACTCATTATTGGACTGCTGGATGGTCTACAGAAAAGTCGTATTCTTTTAGTGATAACCCGCCTACAACGCCCTCCACGCCCTCTGTAGAACTTAAGAATCTAACTTTAACCGCTAGACTTGATAACTTGAACGTAAATGCTACGAGTATTGAGTTCCAGGTGGTTAAAGATGATACGAGTGTATGTAGTACTGGTAAAGCTACTATAACAACTGGAAGTGTATCATATTCATGTTCGGTTTCTGCAGGGTCTGAATACAAAGTTCGTTGTAGATCTGTACGAGATAATCTTTATAGTGACTGGTCTGCCTACTCAAACAATGTTGGTACGCCGCCGTCAGCTCCTTCTGACATTAGCTCGTGCAGAGCTACTTCTGCAACGTCTGTATATATCGAATGGTCACCTGTTACAAACGCTACTAGCTATGAACTCGAATATACGACCAATATAAGATATTTCGATAGTTCTGACCAGACAACTAAAGTTAGTAGTATAGAGGTCACTTATTACGAAAAGACCGGACTTACATCAGGTGATGAATATTTCTTTAGAGTACGAGCTGTAAATAGTGAGGGGCATTCCTCTTGGACAGCTGCAAAATCTGTTACAATCGGGAAGCCCCCAGCGGCTCCTACAACATGGTCGTCAACTACTACAGCAATTACTGGCGAAGATTTGACATTATATTGGGTGCATAATGCCGAGGATGAATCAAGAGAAAGATATGCAGAAGTTGAACTTAATCTGAACGGTTTGACAGAGACATATACTGTTGATAATCCAGAGGCAGATAGCGAAGAAGAGGATAAAACTAATAGTTTCTTCGAAGTTGATACATCCGAACACGCTGAAGGTACTAAGCTATTATGGCGAGTTAGAACTTCCGGTATAACTAACGAATTCGGAGAGTGGTCTGTTCAGCGAACTGTTGATATTTATGCTCCTCCTACTTTGGAATTACGTGTTACCGATTCTAAAAACAATTTACTCGAAACACTTACATCATTTCCGATTTATATTTCAGCATTAGCCGGACCAAGCACTCAAATTCCGATTGGTTATCATTTAGTAGTAACGTCTACTGAGAGTTATGACACTCTTGATAACATGGGAAACGAAAAACATGTTAATAAAGGTGATTCTGTATACTCTAAGTATTTTGATACTTCGAAAGAACTGTCTGTTAAACTCTCAGCTAATGATTTGAGTCTAGAAAATAATGTCCGATACATAATCACGTGTACAGCAAGTATGGATTCCGGACTTACTGCAGCTTCATCAGACGACTTTCGTGTTGCGTGGACTGAAGAAGAATTCGAACCTAATGCTGAAATAGGAATTGACGAGAGAGCATACACAGCTAATATTCGTCCTTTCTGTAAAGATGGTTATGGTCAGATAATTGAAGGTATAACTTTGTCTGTGTATAGACGTGAGTTCGATGGCAGTTTTACTGAATTAGCTACTGATCTCGCTAACACAGATAATGTCTTCATTACAGATCCGCACCCCTCTTTGGATTTCGCAAGGTATAGAATCGTTGCTATGACTGACGCGACTGGCACGATTAGTTATTCTGATGTAGCTGGTTATCCAGTTGGATGTAGTTCCGTGATTATTCAATGGAATGAAGACTGGAGTGGTTTTGACGTATCAGAAGAAACAGATTTGGAACAGAGACCTTGGACTGGTTCGTTGTTGAAACTTCCGTACAATATAGACGTGTCAGATTCTTATAAGCCTGATATTGCTCTTATCGAATATATTGGTCGAGAGTATCCTGTCAGTTATTATGGAACTCAGCTTGGCATGACTTCTGTTTGGAACACAATGATTCCAAAGAGAGACAAAGAAACACTCTATGCTTTACGTAGACTAGCTACATGGATGGGCGATGTATATGTGAGAGAGCCTTCGGGAAGTGGTTATTGGGCAAATATTACCGTAACTTTCCCACAAAAACATCTTGAAGTTACAATACCTGTTACTCTTAACATTACTAGAGTGGCTGGAGGTGCATGATATGGCTGACTGGACTGCCTCGATGCAGCAAACATTCGAATACTACATCGTCGATCCCGGAACATGGAAAGATGACAAGCTGATTGATAATGTGAAAACATGCACAATCAATCGTGATTCTGATACCGAAACGCTCGGCTCTGCCTCAATCAGTATCACAGAGTCTGTTGGTGAATGCTATATCCGAGTCTATCTTATTACAATTCAAAATGGAGTTAGAGAAAAGCATCCATTAGGTACATTTCTTGTACAAACGCCGTCTTCGAGCTTTAACGGTAAGATACGAGAAGTTACTATGGATGCTTATACTCCGTTATTGGAACTTAAGGAAAACCCACCGCCTCTTGGTTACGCTATTAATAAGGGACAAAACATTATGGAAAGGGCTTATCGTTCAACATACGAAAATATTAGAGCCCCTGTAAACGCTATTAAATCGGATTCAATTTTGCAATACGATTTTGTGTCAGATCCTAATAGCGATACATGGTTATCGTTCCTTAGAGATTTGATAGCTAATGCTAAGTATACATTCGGATTGGACGAACTAGGTCGTGTTCTTTTCTTACCGATACAGGACACGGCCTCTTTACGTCCTGTGTGGACATATGATGATAACAACAGCTCCATTTTATATCCTAATTTAAATATGGACCATGATATGTATGGCATACCAAATGTTGTAGAAGTCATTTATTCGAACGGTAATGACTGTTATTATGCAAAAGTTGTTAACGATGACGTAAATAGTCCTATTTCAACTATAAATCGAGGTCGTGAAATCATTCGTCGTGTTACAGACCCCGACGTTATTGGCAATGCTACTGAAAAAGAGATACATGAATACGCGGAGAGGCTTCTGCGTGAATTGTCATCCCTAGAATACACAATAACCTACACTCATGCATATTGTCCGGTTCGTATAGGAGACTGCGTAAGACTTAATTACTCTAGAGCTGGGTTGATTGGAATTAAAGCAAAAGTTATTAGCCAGAGTATAAAATGCGAGCCTGGCTGCCCTGTTACTGAAACAGCAGTGTTCACTAATAAACTATGGAGGTGATAAATTATGGCATTGACTAACGACTTGATAACTCAATTTGTAAAAGTCACCAATGATAACCATAAGACCAAAAAGGATGCAACTATAGTTTATGGTGAGACACTGGTTCTTAATGGTAAGCCGTTCGTATTAATAGACGGAGCTAATGAAGTAACTCCAGTTTCTACTACAGCAGACGTAAAAAACGGCGAACGGGTAATGGTAACGATTAAGAACCATACCGCTACTATCACCGGTAATATGTCTTCACCCTCGGCACGAGTCGAAGATGTTAATAACATCAAGATTGATGCTGAAAAGATTGCTGAGTTTGAAATTCTTATTGCTGATAAAGTAGATACAGAACAACTTAATGCTCAGACTGCTAGAATCGATGCTTTAGTAACAGACAATGTCCTTATAAAGGATAATTTATTTGCTGCGGAAGCAGAGATTGACGAACTTCAAGCAGCAGATGTTACTATAACCGAAACTCTTACTGCTAATAAGGCTGATATATCTGATTTAAAGGCTTATAAACTAGATGTAACTATTGCAGATGCTAAGTATGCAACTATCGAAAAACTTGATGCTGTAGAAGGTGATTTCCACACACTTGAATCGACATATGGTGAGTTTGCTAGTGCAACAATTGATAGACTTAATGCTATGGATGCAGAGATTGACCAGTTAGCGGTAGGTGATTTGTCCGCTACTTATGCTAACATCGATTTCTCAAACATTAATACAGCAGCTATTGAAAAGATATTTGCTGGTACAGGTTTGATTCAAAACATTATTGTTGGCGATGGGACTATTACAGGTAGATTAGTAGGCGTAACTATCAGCGGCGATCTAATTGAAAGTAATACAGTAATAGCCGACAAATTGGTTGTCAAAGGCTCTGACGGTCTTTATTATAAGTTAAACACTGACGGTATGACTGTTGAAGCCGAACAGACTGACCAAAATAGCCTTAACGGTAGTGTTATAAAAGCTAAGTCTATAACTGCAAGTAAAATTAATGTAAGCGATTTAGTTGCATTTAATGCTACCATTGGTGGTTTTAATCTAACTAAAAGTTCTATATATTCTGGCGCAAAAGCTTCTGTAGATAACACAACTCGTGGTATCTATCTCGACAATGATGGTCAGATGGCCCTTGGTGATGCTAATAACTATCTGAGATATTACAAAACATCTGACGGTAGTTACAAACTCGAAATTTCTTCTGTCGACAATTTAGTTGTTGGTGGACGAAATCTGTTTGGGTTTAACAAAAACATCGATTTATCACCACTTGCGAACACTGATTATGCTAGCGTTGAATTTAATGAGGATATTAAGGGTTTTGTCATCACGATAAAGGCTGATACTCCTGCCACAACTATAATCGCTAGAGCACACAGACTGGGGTTTAATGGGATTGCTGGTGAAAGCTATACTTTCTCAGGAAAAGTATATACGAACACCAATACTATACAACTTTCTTTTGATATTTGTGATAAGGGTAACGAAATATTTACTGTAGACACTAATCCAAAAAAGATAAGTTTTACGGCTGTTCCTGAAAATTATTACACTAATGAAACTTATAATGGTTTCTTGGATGTGTCTGTACCTGGTGGAACTACAATCCCAGCTGGAACTATTATATATTTTAAGGACGTAAAAATAGAACGTGGCAACCAAGCTACTGACTGGACTCCTGCTCCGGAAGATTTAGCAACAAACAAATCATTAGATTCCGCTGTGGCTTCTTTTGAAAGTAAAATTCAGCAGTCTTCCAATA